AGAGTTCATGCACGCCGTTAAACAGCGACCTTTACCACTTTTACATTCAAAAGAAGCCATTCTTATTGAAGATTGGTTTCGAGTTCGATTCTCCGTAGATGTGACTAAGTACAAGTCAATTGAAGGAATTATCGACGATTTAGCTGATAGGTATCAAGATAAGCCTACTTGGCATCATGATACTAGTCCAGGGATAGCTTTGATGTATACTGAATTGTTTGAGAAATATAAGATTTCTCCCCATTCGGCGTGCGATATTGGATCTGGCGATGGTCAGATTTTTAAGATCATTTGTGAGAAAATGCGAATACCGCTGTGTTTATCAGTTGATCAGATGGATCATCGAAAGGATAAGACTTTTGGGTCTTTCGCGACGTTGGAAGAAGCTTTACAAGATCCGCTTACATATGATTTGTTATTATGGAATCAAGTTTGGCATCATATAAATATTGATGTTAGCTTATCAGTGGTAGATAAGAAATTAGCTCCCGGAGGATTAGTGGTTATCTATGACCATGAGATCAACATGCCTGAAGAACTACAGTTCCGAGATTTTCAGCATTTTGTTTATGATTGTATTGAAAGGAAAACTAGAAGCACTGGTTGGATGAAATATGTTTCGGGTTGTCAATATTATAAGAAGGAAGCTCTGAAGAAAATGTTTGAAGCCAAGGGGTTTCGAACTGTTCATGAAGCGTGGCAACGGAAGAATTATGTTTTATTTTTTTACCATCAAGAAGGAGATATAACTCATTCTCTACAGTTAGAAAGCGGAGAGGATTCGCGTTCCTTTCGTGAGAAGAAGAATAGGAAGAACGTTCTTACATCAGATGATTCTGAAGATATTCTTCCTCCAGAGATTCGAGAAGATGTTAAACTACAAAAAGAGTTTGCAGCTAAACATCGAGAAGCTCTTAACCAGGAGCGTATAGTGGCTGAGCACAAAAAGAACACAATGGCAGCATTATTTAAAATGGGTGGAAATAGTGCTAAGACCGATGGTAAGTCAGAGAATCCAAAGATTCGGCGGACCCCGAAGAAATTAAAAGATAGTAGGAAGACTAGAGTTAAGAAGACTGCTCCTTTTAAAGGGGAGAAGGAGAAAAAGAGTAATACTACTACAGCTATCCTTCGAGATAGTGATACCGATACTTCTAGGTCGGAGTCTTCCTCTGAGCTCTCGAAGATGAATTCGAAGAGTAGAGTATCAGAGACGTTAGCTAGTGACGATAGTGAAGATGCTGCGGAAACAGATAGCTCAGATTCAGACAGCATTGATAAGCTTTATACTTTAAGTGATTGGGCGGGTGATTTTGTTATTGCCTTGCCAAAAAGAAAAGATGTCGAGCAATATTTCAAAAGCCATGAGTCAGGATTGAAATTTGCCACAGCTAGACATTATCGGAAAGAAGGATGTGCTCACCCCATTAGTGCGGTTTACCGAGATTTCTGTGTGCGAGCTTTCTTGAAGAGAGCGGGTTATGCTAAGAAACAACTTACAGTGTTGGATTGGTATGGATCAACGAGAAATGAATATTTTTCACCAGCTCAAAATTTAGATTTACAATTGAACTGGATACCTGCTCCTATACACACTATTGAAGGTGATGTGGCAAGAGGTTTTAATAGAAGACGGATTCCTGACGCCTTTGATGTAGTTTTGGTACAAGATGTGTATCAGAGTGGCTTAAAAAATGAAAACCCTTTAAATCCAGAAGAACTATTGATATTATGTGATGCTTCTAACACAGGGCAAGTATATATTATTGCTCGTAGTTTTTTTGGACATGCCGGTATGGATTCCGAATTGTATGATGAAGGATTGTGGGTTCGAGACATTGACACCAATTTTATTTTGTTCTCTCCAGATGTGACTGGAGTTAATTACGCACCTCATCCGGATATAAATTGGTTGTATACTCACCGATCGTACATGGGCTTATCAATAGCTGATTTAGCTCATTTTGGACCTTATAAATTGTTTTGTGTTATGCGGGAACCAGAATTAGCTCAGCCCTTAGCTTCTATGGAACCACCACCGGAAATAGGGGATATACAATTGGTTCCTGTCCAAAAACAGTATTGGGTTGGTGAGAAGATTTATGAGTGGTCATTATATTTCCGCTATCCTGTAGTGATTGATGCTTTAGCTTATCCTACCCATTATCTGGTTCATATCCCAACTTTTAGAGAGAAAAATTTAGTTTATAGAGGAAAAGCTATGTCTGGAATTTTACTTGATGCCGTGCGAGCGTTAGTTAATACTGAATTTAGTAATAACACACTCACAAAGCGCTTGAAGAAACGATTTCCTGGTTTTTTAACGAGAGTGATGGGCGATACTGTAAGTGCCATTATTTACGATGGCCGAGAAAAAGAAGCGTTACATAATTGGTCTGA